AGCATTAGCACCAATATCTTTTAAGAATAATATTTGAGATCTGGGTACAAGATACTTCTGTTTTTTCCTATGAATCATATGTTGAATAAATAAACTAATATTATTTTCAACAATTGTCCATGCGTTATACCACTCAACAATCATCTCAAGACGCTCGTGAGTTTTAACTATATCATCAAAGCGGCCACACCAGGCAGCTACTATTTTGTCATGTTCAATAAAGGTCTCAACCTTTTCACCATCATTACGTGTTACTTCAACTGGAGATTTATATACATATATGGAACACAGTGATTCTGAGGTAGTTGTCTTACCTTCACCCACGGGGTCAATACTTGCATAGTACATTCCAAACTCAGGATCTTTAACTGGACGCTCATATACTACAAGTACTCCGGTCTTGTCATCTGTATTCTTAGTAATAGGGAATTCTATGATAGGTAACTTGTTTGTATCCTTAACAGATACTTGTCCTCTCTCATCCCTAAATATATCTAGAAACTCATATGGGTATTGTTTATCTTCTATTCTACGTATTTGTGATGTTACTAAGTGAGATGGGAATACAGATACAGTTCTAAAGTCAAATGCTTCTTTGATATTTCTAGGGTGCTGGGATATACGAAGTTGGTACTCCTGTGGATCCAGCTCTCTTTTCCATGTAGCAAATTGCTCATCTAATGCAGCTAATGCTTCTTCTACTTTAGAGTTACCATACTCATCAATAAACGGCGGCATTGACCATTGCTCAGGAATAAACAAGCCTGTCCTACTTATAACACCTGTTTCATCTATTAAATTAGATTCTACTGAGTATATATCATTCGCGTCCGGGCGCGTAATCATCTTCTTTAAAGGTTCACATTGTGACAAGTCACCCACAGATCCTGCGGCAATAAACATTCCTGTAGTCATAAATCCTGATTTCATAGCAGGGCGTATGTACTCAAATGTTGTATCCATCTTAGGAGCAATACCTGCCTCCTCGTGGAAGAAGTATTTACATGGTCCACCTACACCATTGGTAGGATCTTTCTCAAAAGACATACCTTGTAGTACACCCTTAAGACCTACTTCTGATTTACGTTTATTAACGGGGTCAACCATCTCAATCTTCTGCTGCCACATCATAACCTTATTAGGGTTCATAGGACGGTACCATGCAGTGTGTTTATTTAAGAAAGCCTCGTATTCATTTAAGAATTTCCAAGTACCTTTCTCGTTAATATAGTCTTTAAGACTAGCTCCCATTTTAAGGGTAATACCTTCCTCAAACCATATTTGGTTAATCATCTTACCAGCATGAAAGTAAGATGATGCAATTTGACGTTTCTTTAATATAGCAGAATGCCTATAGTTTAGTTCTGCTAAACATTCATACAATGCCATATGATATTGTGCATCACGAATATCTGCAAAGCCAAATTTTTGAATCTCTTTATTGAATATAGGTAGGAAGTTTAACCACATATAATAGTCACGGGGTATGTACCACGTGTTCTCATTACTTTTATAAAGCGCACCTGTTTTGCATTTACTCTTTTGGTCATTCCAGTATATAATAAAATCTTTAGTTCCTTGCGGAGCTTTGCAATAAAAGTTAAACTCATTAAACTGTCTAGCTTGCTCGTTAAACATTTTGCTAACCTCATCAAATTCATATTGACCAGGTTCTTTAAATATGCTAAGTAAAAAGTCTTTGAAATCATCACGGGTAGCAAAGGTGGTAATTGACCACTCATTGTTTTCCCATGTAGGGATTTCTATATCTGTTTGTTGTAGCATCTTAATTACATTTGGTCATATGCAAGACCTGCGCCCCCGCGTGCGCGACCCCCTTGTTCTTCTTGAAGATCTTTGTAAGCACCTTTATAAGCCTCGCGTATTTGTTGGTATTTTGCTGCTGCGTTGACAAGCGCTGTGAGGTTACCATCTCTTCCATCTGTTATGTTTGTTGTTTCCATATACCTACCAAGTCTATCAAGCATTTGCTTAATACCATTGTAAGCTCTGGATGTTGGTGTTTCATATAACGTTTTGCAAAATTCTAAGGCTCCTGGGATAAAGTCATCTTCAGAAGTAAAGTCTGCATCTATTTCAGCTAATATAAGCTCTTCCTTATCATCATCTGCAATATGGAAGAAAGGATTAATGTCTGGGTTCGGACAACTCATATAGAATAAGTACTGATATACTTTTATGTAATTCTCAGGATACTCATCCATAATTCTTCTAAGTGTAGGTAATGTATAACAGCTTTCGCTTGGTATCATTACTCCATTCTGTATATCAAATAGTTTTACTAACATCTTTATAAGTTATTCATCATAATTAAATTTAGTAGCATTTGCTGCTGTCCACCTATCTTGATTTTCACAAATCCATGTTTTAGTTGAAAATTTAAAATATGGTATTTTTAAATCACTTGATGGTGTTTGAGATTGGTGTTTCCAAAGAATTCTATTATTAGGTTGTGCTGCAAATTGACCATTATCCAACTTAATAATATTAAATGACTTATGTTCATTTGGTGTTTCAGCCCAAGAAATGTCTAATTCATTTGGGTCTGAAGAACATGAATCTATAGTAAACAAGTAATAACCAGGTGCCCTGGATTTATCTTTCATTATTACTTCGCATCTTGCATTTCGCAATCTTTGTTTTTTAATTGCAGTTATGTTATAAGAAAAGCAATCCCATAGTTGTAACCAATCTAATGGGTACATATCATCTTCTTTTACATCTGTTTTCCAAACAAAAGCATGCAGTGGCAACTTATCAAATAAAGCTCCATAATCATGTACAAATGATTCAAAGTATAATGCTTGATTAGGTATAGACTTAGCGGATATCCAATGGGCAGATTCAAACTCTCCTTTGCCAAGCAAAGCTCCATTCTCATCTATAGTAAAATCATAAAGGAATTCTTTTTTAATAAAGACTTCTGCAGGAGGTATGTTAATTAACAAATAGCTCATTTAGTAGTCTCTTTTAATTTATTTATTATACCTATTACTTCATTCTTAAGATAGGGTACATCGTAATTTACAACTTTATCTACAACAGGTTCACCAAATGGATCATACTTTACAACACGATTATCATAAGCATCTTTACCAGCTTCTTCAAATTTTATATGTTCAATAACCATCTTCCCAGGCTTAAGTCTAGGATTATGTTTTATTATCATATACATATAGAAGCTTAGTTGCAGTGAGTAATGGTTGAGATTACAATCATCCAAGTGAGTAACTGGATCAAGCATCTTATCAGTAATCCCTTCCCAGTTAGTATAACCGGTGAGTTTAATTTCTTTATTAGTTTTATAATCATAAATATTAACCTTGCCATTAACAACTTCTACCCTATCTGCTTGGCCACATAACCCTGCACTCTTAAGATACATCATATGTTCTGGATATACACCATCACCAAGCTTTTGCTCCGGTGCATTTTTAATACCATCAATTTCAATGGGTTTAAAAATAGGCACAACAATGTCCTCCCTACTAATAGTGTCACATGATAATATATCACGTTCTCTTTGCGCATGGTACCAAGTACCGAGACTCATAGCTCTATTAGATTCACTCTTCCAAGCTTCCTTAATATCTTCTGGTGTCATACCATACCATTTGCTTTTTTTACTCTTAGCTGATTTAGCAGCTATAGTATCAGCATCAAATGGTTTCTTAAATTTAGATATAACACTAGTTACACTAGTCCATGTGATGTTCTCATTAGGATCTATGCTTGTATAACTATGAGTCTCGGGTTTAAATACTATCGCCATGGTTTTACTTATTATACGGAATTTTATAACTTATGATTTTAAAATCATCTTCTCTACTATAAAACTTAATAAATACTTCGCAAGTATCATTCTCATATGAATGCATTAAGAAAAAACCTATAGATGGTCTATACTTTTTAAACCAAAATTTAAATAAGCTATGATCATATTGGTATAGTTCATAAATAGTTTGCTTCCAACGTCCATATATATTACATACATTATTTTTATCTAGGGCAGATTGAATAATATCTGCAGCATCATTTATAAGTTTTCCATAATCACCTTCGTCATATATACTACCCTTAGCAATTTTAGTAGCATTCATTGTCTCATAATACTCAACAAGCTCATAATTTTTAAAAAAACATGCCTTATCACAAAGATTAGGCTCATCCAAAAACTCATCAGTTATATCTAAATTTAGATTATAATCTTCTTGAGTATATACTTTATTATTAATTTGCTTAAGTATAGTTGGTTTAAAAAGAGTCCTTGCATCAACAGGTATCTCTACTAGTTCTTCAACAAGTTCATCAATAGGTGATAGCTTTTCATTAGCTTCTAATCTTGCAGTTATATCGTCCTCTTCTTCTTCGCTCATTACAGCAAACCATCTACCCTGAGGGCATTCTGATGACATGCTATAAGTCTTATACTTAAGAGAACAACCACAATCACCACAACATGGATGAGTTCCAGGTACCTCACACTTATCACCCTTGAGGTCAATAAGCGGACACGTGCTACATATATCATTTCTGTAGCTTGCAATTTTCTCAATCTTCTTACGAGTAAAGTAATAGTTAAACATCCCCTCAAGGATGAGCCACTTATTCTTCCAGATTTTCTTTATCTTGCTTACCATAACGTTTTTCTATAACGGTTTGTTTTATTTGTTTATAGCTTTCTAATTCTTGTTGTATTTCTAGGAGGCGTTTAAGTCGCTCCTCTATAAGACTATATGCTTCATACCTCACAAATGTTTTAGGTACCGGAACCTTTTGGTAATTCTTATATGATTCAATGCATTTGTTTAATGTCTTAGGCATTATCTCAAATGTACCTAGGTTCATCACATCAAGTCTTACAGCAGTAAGATTAGACATTTGTTTTCGCAAGCTGCTCCAGTAAAAGTCTAAGACGTCTTTAACAAGACTCTCATCTAATGCTAGGTCAGATGCTACTTCTTTGTAAAGGGTCTTCGCTTTCTTGGGATTCAACTCTTACAATTTTATAGTCTAATAATATATTGCCATTAGTCTGGATCAATATTTCTGGATTAAGCTTAATACGTTTTTTAGTTTTGCCGTTTTTAAACACATTCACTAAACCGCGACGCTGCCCTTTAGATATTGCATTTCTAACGGATTGGCTGTTGCCGAAGATGTTATTATCGGCAACAGCATTACAAAAATCCGAAAGTTCTTTTTCACCTGATATTGCTAAGTATGTTAAGCAATTAAGGTCGCGGTCTGATACTGAAAGGTTTTTCAAATGACAATGTATATTAAGCTGAAAGCGCACAATGTCCCATAGGTTCATGCGCACTTTCTTTTGTACTTGATTTACTATTGCCATGATGAATTACTTTTCTTTTCTTAAAACACGTTTCTTAATCTCAGCAGATTCTTCAGAGGTCTCGGGACCATCTTCATCAGGACCAGGTGCCACGATTTGAGCTTGGCGTACTTGAGCCATAAGTCTACGCGTGCGTAGTTCTTCAATCTCAGTAGCAAGTGTTTCATAATCTTTTTGCAATTGAAGAACTTCAATTTGCTCTTTGTAGAAAGCCATTAACTCAGCTTTCTTCTCCTCAATTTGTTCAGGAGTGAACATGTCTTGTTGGTTTTGCATAACTTTTATATATTTAGTTTTACACAAATATAAGTAAAAAGTTTAAACTTACAACATTTAAACAAAAAAAAGACCCGCTAGCAGATCTTACGGTATGCTAGACGGGTATCTAATACTTAAGAGTTAAGCTCGTTTACCGTCTTCTTCTCTCTTAGCCTTTATATATCCTGTTAACTCAGCAATGTTAGTACTCAACTGAGTCATGTGCGTAGTAAGGTTATCCATCTTTAGATCAAGCTTCTCGTGAGCAGCCTTCTGATCTTCTTTAAGTATTTCCATTCTAGTATAGATGCTTGTTTCTTTAACCATTAGGTCATGTTCTAGGGAGTCTAGGTCACTTACAACTTTATCCACCTTCCCTTTCAACTTACCTATCTCTTGTCTAAGAGCGTAGTATGCTGATAAACCTGTACCTATTGTCATCACTA